ATTTGTTTGTTTAAAAACCTAGACATTGGTCAGTTAAACATTACTGAGAATGAAGCAGGTGACGATAACAACCTAGCCACTAAAGAGTTCCAAATAAAGAACACAGTATTAGGTGCTAATTGGTCTGTTGTCGACAATGTTGAGTTGAACATGATTGAACCAACAATCGAAGTAGCTAATCCATAATGGAAAGTCATTTAATAATTGCTGAAACAATAAAAAAATTAAAGGTAGACTACTTAGTAGACAACGCTAACTATCAAACGAATCTTAATGACCATGTTGTAAATGTTTTAGATACGTTACAAGAAAGAATTATTAATGCTCTCCCTAGTAAGCAAGCAATGGAGTTTACTCGTTTTCAAGAACTTTAAGACAAACACCACCTAAGAATCCAAACAAGCCACCAACAATAGCAGTAATTACTTCAACTGCTTCCATTGCAACTCCTACCCACAATCCAACGCAACCAAATATGGTCGCACATATTATTCCTAAAAATATCTGAGGTCTTATTGTTCCAAATTTCATTACACATACTCCGATTTATTAAATTCTACATACCCTGATGCAGTCCATCTCATTAATTTGCCGTCTGATTCTGTAGTCCATTCTCCTTGCTCAGACTTGCTACCACCAAAGTAAGGTCTAGCGTGTCCTTCTGCAATTAAAATGTCATTAAAAGAAACTTCTGAACCTTCAGCATAAAGTGAGCCAAGTATTCTGCCAAACTTTCCTTTACCTTCTTTAGATGTCTTTAATATAACTTTGCCTTTATGGATAGCACAGAGCTCTTTTAAGCGTTTTTTAGAAGCAAGCCCTAGTATCTTCTCGGGCTTGTTCCGTGTTCTGCTCTCAGGGGTGTCTATGCCCATAAGTCTTATACGGTCTTTAACAAATATGTCAAAGCCTAAATCAACATTAGCATCAACAGTATCTCCATCAACAACTCTAGTAATTTTTACTTTATATTCGTACATCTTTTATTTCCCACGGTATTTCTTTAACGGCTTTATCCCAATATGAAGTTTCTAAATCTATTCCCCAACCTTGAGGGAAGCTATCTTCTTCAGTTATTTCTACTACTGATATTGTAGTTTTGTTTTCAGTAACATCATTACCTGATTGATAGTACAAACTATAGGACAAGTGTTGAGCAGAGTCATCTACAAGGACTCCAGCTTCTACCAGCCCATCAATGCTCCCTTTCATAGCAGACAATAAATTATCTACATCACGTTTGCGTTTATCTTTTGCATACCAAGTTATAGTTATGTGTGCTTTATCAAAGGGAGTTTTGGGTTTACCTTGTTCCAGTACATAGGCAATCATCTCTTCTCGTTGCTCTCTACGTACCTTTGACCTAGTGAAGTAATGCGAATTTGCATTCGGATTAGCTTCACGTGGTGGTAGGTGTGGCAGTTCTATAAACAATCTGCACACTTCATACATCTAACAACTATATTGTCAGGACAACTACCGTCATCAAAGATACAGCCTTCATAGTCATATAAATTGCGTAATATCTTTTCTAGGTCATCCCACTTCTGTAATTGCATCTGCATTATTTCTTCTAATGTTTTACCATTCTTAACTTTCTTGTCAGAGAAACCTTCATCACTCCAGTAGATAGGGTCAACTGCACTAAACCAATCCATGCCTTTACGCAGTCGGTCTTTTAGTTCCTCTATCTTATCTGTTAAGTCAGGTTTGCTATTTTCCATAGCTACCAAGATTTCTTCTCTATTAAGTTTTATCTCATTAACTATATCTTCATGTCCTTTCGGACCACGTACACGCAACTTCTCCCCATCAACCTGAATGTTAAACCCTACTTGTTTAGCACGTTCCAGTAATTCAGCTATGTTAGAACTCGACATCTATATCCTCCATTGGTCGCATTGCTGTTGCCTTCAATAATACCATATCACCGTCTGTCAACAGAACAGATGAGTTACCTATCATGTTCTTCAGTGCAGGTGCTGACACCTCTTCTTCTTTTAATGTAGACACTCTAGTTTTTAGTTCTTCTATATGTATCTCTTTTGTACCGTTAGTAGGGTCAGGCTCAACAGCCCTCACTATTTCTTCTGCTAGTTGAAGTACCCCTACCTTCTGCAGTAGCTTCCCATCCATATCAGGTAAAGCAGTCTGCTCAAATATAACTTTATCAACCATAGTTTCGTACTCCCCCTCAGCAGCATTCCAAACATCTTCTTCTACGAAAGTAATAGTAAATCCTTTTAATGATTGGAACTTACTGTCATTAGCCTTACGGTGATAGAACACAACCTCAACTTTATCTGACTCGTTGTTTTGTACTTTACTTATTTCGTAGACGTTACGGGCTCTAGCATATTTAAAGGCACTTCCATATATCTCGAACTTGCCACTCCTCTCTCCTGCCTTGTTAGCGTGGTCTATGAGCAAAGAAGTTACATTCAAAGAACGCAATGCAAAGAAGAAACTCTCTACTGATTCTGAATCTATACTTCTCCCACCTAATGCAGGATTAAGACTGTCAACAATTATGTATCCAATGTCATGTTCAGAAACTACAGAAGATAACTTTTCTATACTATCTTCTAATGGACCCACCATTTTCTCCCACACTATCCCTTCAGCATCTTCAGGATTCTCTATGCCTAATCCTTTCTGCAAAGAGTATATGCGACTCTTCATAATGTCCTCTTCCTCTTCCCAGTCTAAGTACAACACATTAGTTTTACGAGGAGTCATTCCTAATGCACCCATACCTCTACTTACTAATATTGCAGTTAGTGTTGCAAAGTAACTCTTACCTGAACCACCACTTGCCCACATTAAGTTAGGCACTCCCTCTCTTAGAAAAGGTTTTAGTTGATATGACCTGAATGAATGACCGTCTACTTTGGTCATTACTATTTCATCATTGCCTGCCCTATGTTTTTCTACTATTGCAATACACGCTTCATCAATAATAGAACCCCAAGGTCTATCTCCACCTGTCTTGTCATCTAGTATTTCGGCTAATCTTTTTCTAGCCCCATCATTTAGAAAAGACAATTCAGTTTTGTGTGGCTTTGGTTGGCTTATCTTATCGTTGAAATCTAATTGATAGTAAATGTCCAACTCACCTTTGATGTTTACTCCTCGTATACGTCTTGCTTTTATGTGAACTTTATTAGCGTCATCATAAACATCTATTATTGTTCCTGTTTGTTCTACTCTCATCTATATAAATTTCTCCTTTCTTTTGGTGACATTTGTTTTGTTGTTGTAGGTACTGAAACTGATTTTACAGCACTAGACTCAGCATAATATACAGCTAGTTCTCCCCTCAGTTCCATAACTCGTTTCTTAAGGTTTTCTATTTCCATTAACTCTTCTTGTCTTCTTATGCTAGTTTCTCGTTCTCGTGCATACATATCACCACACCACACAGTAGCCACCCTTGTATCTCCCCACTTGCACGATTGTAATTGTTTGCAAGTTAAATCATCACAGTTCATTTTTTACTCCTTTATCTTGTTATTGAGTTTCAGGGATGTTTAATTCTCTACAGTAGGTTTTGTAGTTCTCTAGAGACTTATCTATATAGCGAGGTAACTTTCTTTTGTTTACACCGAAAACAATATCTGTGGCTCTAAGATACCCACAATATTTTTCAAGTCCTACTTCATGGATAAATTGATTTAATTCTAATATTTTTTCTTCTTCAGTTTTGCTCATCCTTCATCTCCTTTTTATTTCCTGCTTTATCATAAGTAAATACTTTATTTTTCTTGCCATACTTTTCTTCAACTATAACTTTAACTTCAGGAAAGTTGCTTATCATAAACTCTACAATCTTTGACTGCATACGAGTATGGTTTTCAGTAAAGTTTGTAAGGATAACTGTTTGCCTTGATTGGTTTTCATATTTCTGTGCAGGAGTTAGGCTAGTTGCCCACTTATCTTTCCTGTCCCATTTAGTATTCATTTATTCTCCTTTTAATTAGTGAGTAGTTTAATGACATACTCAGGTCAATTTTTATAGCTACACTTACTGTATTTATAACCAACAAAATCGTAAGAGTATCGGGCTCTGAAAGGATGCAGTCAGTACACTGTTTCTAAACTTACTCCAACCCGCTAAAGTTAGTAAGTTTCAGTGCCGCAACTCTGCTGCTTTTAAGTCGTAACAAATGAAAGTTAATTCAAATCTAGATGTTACACAATGTTGACTATTCGCAAACAAGGAAAATAATTCAGAAAAAACCTTTAGCGTTTGCGTGAAGAACTTGTTGCTTCGACTGATGGTTTACTCAAACCCTTGTAGCTAGGTTTAACTATAATAGACTTAACTGTTCTGCAGGCTCTCCTGTATCCCAGTACACTATTGGTAATCCTAATTGTTTGTTGTACCCTCTATCTAGTTTAAATGCTTTGTCAACAAAGAACTCCACAGACACCAGGAATTTCTTCCCAGTATCTGTAGTTTCTACTCTAATAGTAGTAGCACCGTTTTCAACAATGCTATTTATTAGTTCAATATCAAAGCACCACGCTTCAGGTCTCATTAGTTTGTGTTTCTTTTCACTCTTTTTAATGATTGCTACGTTGCCGTCTAAATCTCCGACAACTCTTCCATCACGTGTTCGCAGTTTCATTCTCCTCTATCTCCTTATTTATTTCTTCTACATGTTTGTTGTATTGATTTAAAAGTTGTTTGTTAATTTCTTCTATTATTGGAGCAGTTTTAGAAGTTATTGGTTTAGATAAATACTTACCTGTGTCTCCTTTTATTGGACTAGTTAAACTCATTAAACTTATGTACTGCTCTGTATTTAACTCAAGAGTAATCTTCATTATTCTATCTCCTCTAATAATTCATCTAACTCACTAGGCACTTGCCCAGTTATAAAGTACTCCATAAACTTTTCAGCAATCTCTATGCTTTTATTAGCTGATGTTTCTATTCCCATACTTTCTACAGTTGGAACAGATAACCATGATGCACATTTAAGTGCTGACTGTCTCATGATTCTCATTTGGTTCTCATCAGTTGGTCGAGCCTGTGGTGCAGGGGCTACACCTAAAGATTGCTCTATAGTAGGTGAGGGTTCAGCAACAGGTGGGGCTGATACAGGCGTATCTGAACTTTCCCATGCCAATACTTCCCACTGATAGTCATACATCTTGTCTCCTGTCTTGTAGCTACCATCTTTGTTCTTCTTTAACCACTGTTGCCTTACCTTTACAACTGCTTCAAACTTACCAGTAAAGTTAGCAATTACATCAGGTGCTTCTGATTGAGTAATGTAAAAGTTAGACGGGTATTGGCTGTATTGCCATGTATATCCCACTATATATTGTGGTGTCATTCCATCTCTCGACATAGCAGGCTGTACGCTAATTACTTCTATAAGTTCGGTTCTTGGGGTATCTGATTGTAATGTCATTTATTCTCCTTCATTTATATATGCTTCTAAATCTGCTTCAGTAAAGTATCTGCCACGCTCTATAGCCATAGAATTAACCTGACCATACCTGACAAATCTCCTTAATGATTCAGGGTGTACCTTAAGTTTATGGGCTGATTCTACTAATCCCATCAACTCAGTAGTGTGGTCACACTTACTACACTTAATCTCTAATCTTTCAAAATCCATTTCTTCTCCTTTTGTTTGTTACTGTTACTAGTAACTAGTTACTATTTTTTTAATTTAATATAAGAAATAAGTTGTTAGTTACTAGTTACTAGAGTTTTGATTCTACAACAACCTCAACTTTAGTCAAGTGTTTTATTATTCTTTCAATAAATCAGGGTCGTTTTCCATAGTATTTATATGTTCTTTCCACTCTTCGTACTCTTGTTCTGTAACATAGTCAGGTTCTTGGTCAAAGAAGTGTTCATCTAGTAGGTCGCTTTCTACCCATATTCCTTCTCGGTCTATAAATACATTTTTTATCTTGCCCATTTTTACTCCTTGTTATTACTATTTCTTTTATCTCTACTAAGTTAAGCCAATTAAAATTAAACATCATGTCCTCGTTGCTGAAACAACTCTACATCTTTGGTTGTCCATCTAGCAGTTAGGTGTTCATAACAATCGTCACACACATACCCACCTGTATTAGCATCAAATGCATCACTAACAATCCACGCTTCATGTATATCGCAATAGACTGCTATGCCTTTTACATACAAAATATCTTCATAACAGCCCCCACAAAGTTCTTGGTCTTCATATATGTTAGGTTCTCCTACAACTTCTTGTTCGCAAGGTTCGCAGTACCAAACATCTTCTTCCCACATAACATGACCTGAGTTTAATATGTCTGAGTTAAGCACAGGATAATGTACTGTTAATACCTTTTCATCAGTCATTGTTCTTCTACTCCTTTACCCATATTAAATTGTTCCCATAAATCTTCTGTTAACCCACTCTGTTTTCTCTGCATCTCTACAGCTGTAGGTTCTCTGCCTAACTCTTCATATAAATCTTCATATGATTTCTCTAAGATTGCATCTTGGTCTGTTACGTCTCGTCTACCCATGTGTATTACTCCTTATATAGCCATTGTCTCCATGATTTTATTGTAAGCATTTCTGTGTGTATCAGGGTCAATCTCACTTCCTATAAAGTGTCTGTTCATTTGCCTAGCAACTAACCCTGTAGTTCCTGTACCAGTAAAGGCATCATAGACTGTATCGTTTTCACATGAAAAGTTTTCTAATATCTTTTTTACTAACTCTGTAGGAAAAGTTGCTCCATGTGATTTGTCTTTACTCCTCTCTCTTTTAATTTGCCATAGGTCATCTAATGTACCTCTCTCAAATTTGCCTGTACTTTTAAACTGTCTACTAATTGGATACTCATTTTCAAACACAAGTATTAATTCTGTTCTTCTGTTCATTACTTGTTCTTGTATAGCAGGTTGTCCATTTAATTTATCCCAAACAATTATGTCTTTTAAGTTGTCTGAAAAATCTCCAATCATTTTAAAAAAGGCTCGTTTACTACCAGTTACTATGGCTATGTTATAGAAAACTAGATTGCTTACCCTTAACAACTCTTTTAATATTTTTGAATGTAAAGAATAAAATTTATCTATTGGTAAATTGTCTGAAAAGTTTTCATACTTTGTACTAATTTCTTTTACAATTTGCCTAGAATGGTATCTGCCTTTACTTATTCTTAAATTCATATTGTATGGTGGTGAAGTAATAACTAAATCTACTGAATTGTTATTCATTTTTGCCAAAGTATCCAAACAGTTTTCGTTATATAACTTAAACATTTGCAATACTTCTTACTATGTCTTTAGCTTTAAGCCCTCTAATAACATACTCAGGTGCTTTCCATTTATCCATGTATGGAATCCAACGTAATTGTAGTGGTTGTACTTTAACTACTTCATAAAATGCATAGCTATCTGCCATTGGAAATTTCCATATGGTTGTTCTTGCTTCTACTTTTTCGTATGCTTCGCATTGCTCTTCAAATTCAGTTATGTTTTCAAATTCTGTTGGTATTCCTTTTAATAATCTAGCCATTGTAATACTCCTTTAATTCTTCTTTTGCTTGCTCATAGTCTGCATCTATAGTTTCTTTTGGTAATGTTTTTAAATACTCTTCAGCATAAAAATATAAATCTTCATACAAGTCTTGTATTGTTCCTGTCTCCCAACCCTTGTGATACCACTCTAAAATCTTTTTTATCTTATCCCTTTTAATATAAGGCATTATTTATTCTCCTTTCATAAATTGTTTAAAATCGTCTTGAAATTCTTGGTCTTCGCTTACTGTCACGAGTGCGTCTATGAACAGTTGAATTTCTTTTAGTCTGTCTATATCTTCTAAAGCTAGATTTAATATTTTGTTGTACATTTGCTTACCTAATGTACCCTGACTTCTAATTGCCCAAATTTGTAGCCTGTCATATATTGATAACATTATTTATTCTCCTTCTATATATTTAATGTTCATCTCTTCTGTTATCCAGTTCATTTCTAAGTGGCATGGAATCTCCTTTTGTTCCATGCCTTTTTCTATCCAATCTAATATTTTATTTAGACTGTTTAAATCTTTAGCATCTATTCGGATTTCATATTTCTTAGTTGCATTAAACTGATTCATACTTACTCCTTTACTAACTGTCCACAGACTAAGCAGTCATTTTTTACATGTGGTGATTCGCATTCGCACCCTTCACAGTAGCCCCAACCATCAAGTTCGATACTGCCATCATTGACACCATAAAATATTTCTGCTTGGCTTAATTCTTTGTATTGTTCTTGAATATTACTCATTGCTTATCTCCTTTTAGTTATATATTTTCTTTAAGTTACTGCAGGAATAAATCCAGGATGTTCCGATTGTGTTTGCTCCCATAACTTTTCAATTTCTTCTTCATTATCTAGGTCTGTTGCTTTCCAAAATGCTTCTTTGTCAAATCGTTTCCAATCATTTTTGTAGGTATTAGACAATTCAAATATATCTATCAAATCTCCTATCAACATTGTGATAGCAAATTGAGTATCTATATGCCTATCCCATAAACTATAAACTTCGTTACCTTGAATAGCTTTAGGCACTCGTTTTCCTTTTTCTAAAACACTATCTTTTGTTTTTTCTCTTATCATTCCTGAGTTGTCTGCTCTTTTTCTAGCATCTTTTAATGCTTTAGCAATTAATACAAATTCTTTTTTAGTCATCACTTATTCTCCTTTTTTAATAAAGAAATCTTTTTCTTCTCCATTCATAGTTACTCCATCTTGGTGAGTTAATCCGATACAATGCCCATTAATATCACACATGATTAACCAACCACCATTGTCAGTTTTAATGACCCTGTACGCCGTATTTGCCCAGTAAACTGTTTCACCTGACTCTACACTTGCTTTTATTTCCTTAAGATTCATCACTTATTCTCCTACTTGCTTAATAAAATCTGTGTAATCTAACTGTTCAAACAACTCTACATATTTCTCATTTTCAGGGGTCATTGGGAAGTTCTTTGTAATTGTTTCTGCCCAAAGTGCACCCAATGAAACACCAGTTAAATAAGTTTGTCTTAAACTTACAATGTCTCTTGCATCAAATGTAATATCAGGGTTTTGTAAACCTATTAATATATATTGAATAGAAAAGAATTTTGCTGTATATAAAATAGATAGGTCATAAATTTTTCTATCACTAGATGCCATTCTTCTGTGTGCTTTTTCATCTTTTTCTATATCACTAAGTAACCAATCAAATTTATAATCACTATTTACAATTACTTTGTAATACAAGTAATCTATTAATTGCTTTTGTCCTGACCTTGATTGTTTAATATCTACTTTTCCATCTATAAGTTTTTGTAACATCATTATTTATTCTCCTTTATTATTTTCAATTATTTCGTAGCCATCTTCACAAACATTACACATTAGTAATAAACCATAATCTAAACCATCTTTAGTTGAGTCATATGTGTATGTATCTATGTGCCCTTCAGGGCATTCAATATTGTCAGTCATTATTTATTCTCCTGTATTGCAAAATATGCATTAATTCCTTGAACACTATTCTTATAACTATCTCCATTTAATTTTCTAGTAATCACTACAGGATACTTTTTAGCTTTTGCATTAAATCCTGAGACAATCCATTCCTCATTTTTAGCAATAAACACATCACCTACCCTAAAATTTGCTCCTCTAATTTCTAGCCATTGATTAGCCATGTCTTTGTCTTTATCTTCTTTACCTTCCTTTATATAAAATTCTATTTTTGTATCCATACTTACATTGTCATATTTAATATTCCCAATCTTAAAATCTAATCCACTATCTATGATTGGTTTTAATAAATCCTCCAATGATTCTCTTAATTGCTGACAAGTATTCCTATCTATTCCATTTGTTATATCTACATTCATATCTGTTCTCCTTTATTATTATTGTTGGAGTCAAACAACGCCAACTCCTATATTAAATTATACACTAGGTTAAATTATTATTCAAATTTATTCTCCTTTATTAATTAATTTATTGGGACAAAAACTATCTTTGTTAATTTGTAATAATAAAAATCTCCAATTCTTTTTTTAGAGTGTGTAATATCTTGATAATCTACATTTTCATATTCTTTTTTAATTGTTTGTTCTTTGATTAGTCTGATATTCATTTGTTGATTTATCATTTTTTATACTCCTTTATTAATTTAATTCTTCTTTACAGCTATAACAGTATTCTTGAGAATCTTCACTTAAAAAATCTTCAATAGTTGGATAATGTGAGTTAGGTATGATGTGTTCATCCTCATACACATTAAATTGGTCAGATTCTGCAATTTTATTTAATGCGTCATACACAGATTCAATTTTCAATGTTGCTGTTTTAATATTTGTTGTCCAATCTCCGAATCGAACAGTACCAAAGCAAGCAATATCACAATAAATTTCTTGGTCGCATTCGCTATTTGTATTGTCTAAATGTCGTATAACTATCATTGTTTATTCTCCTATTTCTTGATTAATTATTTCTACTTCTTCTGATTCTATTATCTCCTGGAAACTGTCATTAAAATTGACTGTTTCATATCTATCCAGGAAATCTGTTATTAAATTGGATTCTTTTAATTCTGTGTACATTTTATATTCTCCTTATTATTTTTGTTAACACTAACACCAATCTATATATTAATCAATACTGTCAGCTAATTTACATAAATGTATGCTTCTCATTGTGTTAATAGTGTCTCTTAAATCAGACCTGAAAACAGATTGATTGTTTACATTTAATATAAATCCGATTGCGTCATTACCTTTTAAATCTCCTATTAATTTATCTCCTATTTTAAATTTAAATTTATTATTATCTGTTGGTATTATCTGCTCATGCATTCTTAATATTGGTTTCTTTGCCATTGTTAAATTCTCCTTTATAAATTTGAATAATAATCAACTAAATTAATCCATTGACTACCATTCAAAATAATTAATGTTTTTCCTTCAAAAAATACCCTGCCATTGTCTCCATCAATACGAGAATTTATTCGTTTTAATTCTCTAGTTGCCGTTTTATTTAATGGCTGAATTGACCAGTCACCCATTCCTAAATGTTTTATATTAAATTGTCGCAACAGATACCAATTACATTTTTGATTTATCATTTTTTTCTCCTTTATATATTTATCAAACTGTTAATCCTACTGTTTCCATACAGTGTAGGATGTTTGATGCTTCATCAAAACAATTTACCCAACTACAGGAATTATTTAATCTACTATCAGTAGGTATTTTTCTCCTAAAATCTGCTAATTCTTGTATAGCATCTCTCACTTGGTCAGATTTTAATCCAAAAACATACTCGATAATATGTGCTACTTCTGCATAGCTTAAACTTTTATCATTTACAAATAATTGTTGCTCAATTTCTTCTGCTTTATCTTGCATTTCTAATACTTGCTTTTGTTTTTCTGTATTCATGTTTTTTATCCTTTATAAATTTATTTATTAGTGAGCAGTTTATATTCTTACTCAGGAATATTTTATTTATGTCATATCAGATATAAATGGTTCCCATGAATTATTTTTTACAAATTCACCATATAAATCTTGTACTGCTCCTTCTACTATTTCTTGACAACTTAAAATTATGTTTATTTCTTTATCCGAATATCCACCATGTTTTAAAAAATATTTACTAGTTAAATATATAGATGGCTCTCGACTAGTGAAACAATTTGGTTTCCAGTCATCACATTCAAAATCTTCATGCTCGTAAATGTCAGCTATACACCAATTTTTTTCATCAACTGAGTTAACTACTAAGTCTCCATATTTACTAATATATAAATTTTTATATTTAGGTTCACTTTTTAAATACTGCTCAGAAATTTCATCATTATCTCTTATAGCTTTTACCCAGTTATATATAAATTTGTTGTAACTCATTCTCATTGTTAAATTCTCCTTTAATGCTTAATTAATTGAGCAGTTTTAAAACTTGCTCAGGTTATATCTACTAATTTAATATTATTGTTTCTTCTCCTTGATTTTGTGCTGTTCTTTTTAATAATCCTATGTGTTGTCTTGTTGTCATGCTCCTTATTCCTGTAATTTCTTCTATTTTACCTATTGAAAAATCATTTATTACTGTTGCAAATTCTCCTACTGTAGTTGTTGGTGCCTTTTCTGCTATTAAAAATCTATAACTAAATAATTGGTCTCCTGTGCTTGTCAATGAATTGTTTTGATTCTTTGCTGATTTATTATTTAAAAATTCTTTTATGATTTGCTCGTTTGTCATTGTATTTTTTCCTTTGTTACTTGTTTATTTATTTGAGCAGTTTTTAGACTTGCTCAGGTCTACAATTTAACTATTTATTGACCAGTTTATACCTCCTGTATATTGAATCATTTGAGCTTCTAGATGCTTGATTTCTTGTTTATATGCTCTTCTTTTCTTCTGAAGAATATCTTTGTTAATTTCAGGCATATATACTCCTGCTTCGATTTGTGCAACTGTTAATTGTCTTTTCCTTAATTGTGTTTTAATGCTAAGTATTAAATAATCTTGATTCATTTCTTGAATATGGTTAAATCCTTTTTCTGATACTCCTTGATGTATTTCTTCATAAATTTGTCCATTTTTTGTATTTAGTTTTTCCCATTCTTTTTCTACTCTTCTAACCATAGATTCTGCAAATCTCAAATTTTCTTGTTTTGTCATTTTCATTGTGTCAACTCCTTGTTGATTAATTTATGTGTCTATTGTCGCTGTTGTTATTACGACTAGATACAGAGATTATACCTTAATTTTTCCAGGTGAAAACACCTAGTTCGTGCCTGAGTCGTGCCTAGAAAATTAATCAAAAATTGCTTAAATTAATTTAATTTGTGCCTGAAGATTAAATAAATAGCTAGCAGATAGATACCTAATATAGATACCTTAGAAGCTAGTTATATGAGGTAATAATAAAACAACCTATATATACATATGACACCACTATAAAAAGTTAATATATGCATAACAGCGATTCATCAATAATAATGATAGTAGTATCACGTAAATAGATACTAGTATTTTGAGAGTTGCTGAAGTTTCCCGTCACGCACACGTAAAAATAGTATCTAGCTAACCTAGTAACTGTTTACAGTTACGGTACAGGTTAGCCATAACTTAAAGTAACAGGGGGTATGTCTTGTGGAATGTGTATTGGAGGGGAGTATACCTGTAGAAATTTAATTTTTCTAAAAAGAGGTGTTTAGTATCTAGTTACTAGTAACAGTAACAAGTAACTAGTTGCTATTTTCTTTATACAGGAGGGTATTAACTAATGACTTATTACTAGAAAATATATTTAAATAGAATAGAAATAGTTACTTGTTACTTTCTATTATAATTTATTTGTCAAGGACTAACAAGTACTAAAAAGAGAATAATTATAAGAAGAGTTAGAGAGTTTAGTGCTGTTATTACTAGTGAGTAGTAGCTAATTTTAGATATTTCTTCTATTTTGTTTACTCTTTTGGACAGGTCACCTAGTTTATTAGTTAGACCTTGTAGGTCGTGTATATTCATTTTAGTTTCCTTATGTGAGAGGAACACGAATTAGTTCAGACAACGTATCGTAGGCTGGTCGATAGCATGGCAGATGCTAGTCTGATTAACCCCTCTCGTTGTGTATATTAACATTTGTATGGTATAAATTAGATATGGCACCTAAGAAAGATTCTAAATTAAAAAATGCTGGAGTTAGTGGGTATAATAAGCCTAAGAGAACTCCTAAACACCCTACGAAGTCACACGTTGTTGTTGCTAAAGTGGGTGATAAGACTAAGACTATAAGGTTTGGTCAACAGGGTAAGACTGGGGATAAGACCATGACTCCCCGTGCTAAGTCATTTAAGGCTAGACACGCTAAGAATATTGCTAAAGGTAAGATGTCTGCAGCGTATTGGGCTAATAAGGTGAAGTGGTAATGGCTAAGAAGAAAGGCTTGTATGCTAATATTCATGCTAAGAGGAAGAGGATTAAGGCTGGGAGTGGTGAAACTATGAGGAAGAAGGGACAGAAAGATAGACCTACTGCAGCGCAATTTAAAAGAGCAGCAAAGACTGCTAAAAGGAGATAGATATGCCACAAGGAAAAGGTACTTACGGTAGTAAGATGGGTAGACCTCCGAAGAAAAAGAAGAAGATGGGAAGGAAAAAGAAATAATGGCAGCTACTAATTCTTGGATAGAAGGGTCAAAGCCTGATGATATTAAGGCTAGACAAGATGCTTTCCTTGCTTTGTATGCAGAGGTAGGCAGTATTCGTGCTGCTTCTAAGGAGTTAGGCGTTAATAGACGTACTCCTATGAGGTGGATAGAGAATAATGTTCAGGGATTTAAAGAAAGATTTGAAGATGCGAAGCATAATTTCCGAGAAATGCTACAGGATTTGGCAGTATCTAGGGTGAAAGACCAAGGTCCTAAAGATAATCCTGTATTGTTGATTACTTTATTGAACGCTCATTGGGCTGATAAGTATCGACCTCAGACAACTGTGGTAGATGATACGGCTAAAGAAGTTCTTAGTGAGATGCGTAAACGCTTTAAGGATAGTAAAAATACTGAAAGTGAGGACACATCAACTGAGTTAACTGCACATGAGCAGGTCGAAAATATTTTAAAAGGAAAAAAAGGTGATTGATTCTGAAGATAGGTTGTATTTAGGTGGGGATTCCCTAGAAAGAGATAAGTTTTCTTCTGCGATACTAGGGATAAATGCGAAAGATAACACGATTGTTTACTCGGTAGATAAGATTATTGAGATATTTGTCTTAGAAGATGATATGACAGCAGAAGAAGCAAATGAATTTTTTGAATATAATGTTTTAGGAAGTCATATGGGAGAGGGCACACCAACTTATGTGTCCGAAGTTTACAATGGCGATTGCGAATATTAATGAAATTGCTGATTACATATACGAGAAAATAAATTTCTCTCCTACTGAACTCCAAAAACCTATACTGTCCTCCCGAAAAAGATTTATCCTAGTAGCTGGTGGTGAACAAGCTGGCAAATCTATGGTAGCTTCTAAGTATTTACTTGCTAGATTCCTAGAAAATGACGAGCCCGGTCTTTATTGGCTGGTCGCTGCAGACTACGAAAGGACTAGAGCAGAGTTTGAATACCTAGTACAAGACTTTTCTGAGTTAGGACTACTGGCAGAATCCACTAAACGTGTAGACCCCGGTAGAATAATACTTGCAGACGGCACTCGTATAGAAACTAAATCTGCAAAAGACCCTAGAACTCTAGCTATGAGAGCACCTAATGGAATAATTGGTTGCGAAGCTAGTCAGTTAGACCTAGAAACTTTTAATAGATTGCGTGGAAGATGTGCACCTAAACGTGGTTGGCTGTTTTTAGCTGGTACGTTTGAAGGCTCACTAGGCTGGTACCCACAAATGTATCAGGCATGGCAACATACTTCAAATAAAGACGAACAAGCGTTCTCCTTACCAAGCTACTCCAACCAGTATTTGTACCCCGGTGGCAGGGAAGACCCTGAAATACTAGCACTGGAACAAGCTGCTTCTGACGATTTCTTTATGGAACGTATAGAAGGTATACCCTCACCACCACAAGGTCTTGTGTTTAATGAGATAAGACCTGACATTCACATACAAGATGTTGAGTATGAACCCGATATTCCTGTGCATATTTGGATTGACCCCGGATATTCTGAAGCGTATGCTTGCGAAATAGTCCAAATTGTAAATGACCAAATAAGAGTCATTGATGAAATATATGAGCGTAACTTAGTCACAGATGACATTATAGATATCGCTCAGAGCAGACCTTGGTGGAAGGATGCACAGTTTGGAGTGATAGATATTGCAGGTTATCAGCATCAGGCTATGGCTGCACCTGCAGAAGTGTGGTTAGAAAAGACTGGAATTTATTTTGATTCACAAAAAATCAGAATAAATGAAGGAACTGAAAGACTAAAAGCCTTTTTAAAGACTGACCCCGTAGAACAAAGAGATGCTAGAATAGTCTTTAACCCTAAATGTGAGGGAATTTTATCTGAGTTAGGTGTACATCCTAATCCTTTTGACGGTCAAAGCCGTGCTTATAAGTGGAAAACAGATAGAGATGGTAATATTGTAGGAAATACACCGGAGGATAGATACAACCACGGTGTAAAAGCTGTAATATATGGCATAATAAATCGGTATGGTTACGGATACGTGACTGAAAATAAGACAATCAGTGTAAGGCGTTGGTAAATGGCTAACTACAAACCTGAAGAAATAACGGCTTTAGTCGATAATCACTATGAATTGACTGAACCTTTACGTACAAGAATGGATGATGACCACAAACTGTACAGACTTGAAGAGTTTGATGCAGGAGAAGGCTATCAATCTTACACATCTAACGAACCACAAGTATACGCAGACAAACTTATTTCTTGGATGACTACATCTGAGATGGTTGTGCGTGTTCCTTACAACAATGCTGAAAGAGAGCAAAGGGAAAACAATGATGCTAAAGAAAGATTCCTTATAGGATTACTTAAAAGTGCTGACGATAGAGTAACAGCTAGGTTTCAACCTACTGTACGAGCACAGCTATCTTGGTATATTACTTTACGTGGCTGGTATGCAGTAAGGTCAACACTTGTAAAGAATAAAGAAGGCGATACTTATGTAGATATACAGCCTTGGGACCCACTCCACACATACTGGGGAGAAGGACCTAACGGTTTAGCTTGGGCTTGTTACAAGACTAAGAAAACTCCTACAGAGATTAAAGCTATATATGGTGTAGAGGTGGAAGGCGAAGGCATGGGTCCTGATGATGATGACGGTATAGATATATATGACTTCTTTGATTCTGAAGATAATATAGTTTGTACCGATACAGTTATTTTAAAGAAAAGAACTAAACATGGTTCTGACAAAGTACCTGTAGTTATTGGACCTGTAGGAGCACAACCTTTAGTACAGGCAATATCAGAGTCAGGAAACTTAGATACCGTAGAAGACTATGGTGAATCTTGCTATAAGTCTTCCCGTGATTTGTTTGAAAAGCACAACTTTATGATGAGTGTGATGCTTGAACTTACAGCACGTTCACGTAGACAAGGGCTTAAAGTCAGGTCACGTGATGGAACTAAAACGTTGGAAGAAGACCCATACAAGGAAGGTTCTGAGATTGCATTAGGACAAGGCGAAGACGTAGAGCCACTAGGATTACTGGAAATGGCTAGAGAGTCAGGCGTGTTTATGGGATTAATCTCAGGCGAAATGCAAAGAGGTGGATTACCACACTCTATATACGGGCAATTAGAATTTCAATTATCAGGATTCGCAATAAATACTTTGCGTCAAGGTGTTGAAACTGTACTTGCTCCTAGACTAATTGCATTAGAAAAATGTTATAGAAGTATGTTTCACCACTTATGTGACCAGTATGTTACTGGTGCATTTAAAGCTATGGAACTTAGTGGTCAGGATAAGAACAGAATGTATTTCTCAGAAGAAATTACTCCTGAGACTATACGTGATGCCGGTGATGTTGAAGTAGACTTTATCGGACAACTACCACAAGACGATATGTCAAAGATGAGCATGGCTCAAATAGCACGTGAAGGTGAAACTCCACTACTACCTGACATATTTATACGAGATAAAATACTTGGTTTGCAATCAGCCGACTCAGTACAAGACTCTATTAGAGTACAACTTGCCGAAAAAGTTCTGCCTGAAGCACAGTTATGGTCACTGTTACAGGCAGCAGAAAGACAAGGCAGAGATGATTTGGTAGAATTTTACAAAGGTGAGTTGATGAATGTGTTTATGGTAAAGGGCATGGAACGTGCTCAACTAATGGCACAAAACCAACAAACACAAGGAATGGGTCAGGGAGCACCAATGCCACCTCAAGGTGGTGGACCTCCCGGATTACCACCTCAAGTAATGCCTGATGCAGCACTTGGGGTACCACCAGTTCCTCCAACGGCTCCAGTGGGTCCTTCAGTTCCTCCCGGAACTCCAAGACCCGGAGGTCAAAGTACGCAAACTAGATTAGAAAGCATAGGATTAGTACCACCTACAGGAGGTGCGTAAATGAGCGATACAGATATACATGGTCCACATACTCATGGGGGAAGACAACAAACTATTCACTATCATTTACAAAATGATAGATTTAAAGATGAAATACCTTCACGAACTGAAGTTGAATTTCTTCAAAGACGAATAGATGCTCAAAAGGCTTTTGATGCAAATACTGTAAGAACAGAACCTACAGCAGGTGAAACTTCTTCTATTCCTCAATTATTTGGAGGACAAGCAGCTTTAGGTAATTTAGACCCTGCTGCACAAGCAAATGCTATGACTGGTGCAGTACAAAGAGTATTAGGTACTAATGTTTCACAAGGACCGTTTGCTGATTTTGAAGGTGGCTATGAAGGAGGAAATATTCCAGTTGCTGCTCCAAATGTTATGGATGTCAGAGATTCAGGAGTAACTTTTAATGCTCCTATTCCATTGGGTACAGCATCTGATGTTAATCAATTAACAATGTCACCTGATGCAATGATTGATACAAGTGGCACATTAAGTGGACAACAATTACAAGATGCTTTAATAGGTAGACAAGAATTTGTAAATGAATTAGCAAGAGAACGAAGAAGGCAGATTATAGCTGATGCTGAAGGACAACCAGTGTATGGTCCAATAGCACCTCCTCCTGTAGGAGCAAGAGCAATGGATGACGTAATGATTGGTACAAGCCGTCAATCATTAAACCCTAACCTTATTTTTAATCCTGTAACAGGCACATATTCATCAAGAACAGGAGCAGAAATTATAGGAGATAGGGGAAGTTTTTATAACCCTGACATTTTTAATCCTAATAATCCTACTGGTGCTGCAGCAATAGAAGCTGCTGCTCAAGCACAACAAGCACAAGCAGCACAGCAAGCATTAAGTGGCAATGTTGCATATACTGAAAGTGGAGATGAAAGATTTGATATATTTGCTCCTCAAGTAAATACTGACAACATTAATGCAAAAAGTCCTATAACAGGCAATTACATTTATTCAATAACAGATTGGGTAAGAAGTAATCCTGATGCTACTAGAGCAGAAAGAAATGCTGTTAAAGAAGCAAGATTAAAAGATAGAGAAGAAACTGATAAAAGAAGATTGGCAAATGTAGGAGTTGATGTAAGTAAAGAAGATAAAGCTGTATTAGTAAAACAACAAGAAGATGAACAAAAGATAATAGAGCAATCATTAACTAATGAATTACAGTTAAATGAAGGACAAACTGTTGATGCTACTGCAGTAGATGTTGCAGATGCAGTAATAGATACTGGTCCAGCAAAAGTTACTCAAGATGAGTTAGCTAAAGCTAGACAAGAATTTGATGAAACAGGAATATTACCTGAAGGGTATACTTATCAAGCAGGACAAATTTTTCCAACAAGAGAAGGAAGAGTAGTAGCAGAACAAATTAGCACTACACCAGTAACGCCTAGTGATGTTACAACTACTGAAACAGCTACTGCTCCAACTACAGCTACTGCTCCAACTACAACTACTGGAGTTGGAACAACAGGTGCTGTAGTTCCTCCTGTAGTTCCTCCTGTTGCTACTACTGTAGACCCTAGTGTTGCAGCTTCACAAAGCTACGACACAATGATAGGCACTAGTAGTGTTGACCCTTACTTACAAACTTTAGACCCGTTTGCTCAATACCAACAATTTAGAGCACGACAATTAGCAGGAGCACCTATTAGTGTCCTTGCTAGTTCTGATTACTCAACTGGGTATAGCCCAGTACGAGGTAGATATTTATTAGGAGCAGCGTCAGGAACTTTACCTTCAGGTGTAACTTCATATGAAGAAAATCCTGCGTTTGCTGAATATTTACAAGGTGGTCAACAAAGACAGTTAGCAGATGTAAGACAGTCTTATGCAGGACTACAAAACTATTTAGCTAATTTAGCTGGTAATCAACTTGGTAATTTAGATTTAGGTTATAACTTAACTTATGGAAATGTTCCTGATAGAAGCCAAATTTTACAATCTTCTTTAGCTGCATTAGGTGGAAGAGGTTTAGGTTCAAGAGGTGAAAGAAATCTTGGAACATTGTATGATTTGTTCCAAACACAATATGGAGCACAAGGTGCATCAAGATTTGCTGATATGGTAGGAAGTGCATTTGGAGCACCGACACAAGCACCAATGATTACAACACAACCTTTGGAGTTTCAATATGGCTAATGGAATGAACGCATTTGATGACTATTATCAAAGTATGCTTGAGTCAGACCCACAGACTGCATACTTAAGTGCTATTGGGGCAGCAAATCCTTTTACAGGAAGAGCAGGCGAAAGAGCAAGAAGTTCAATAGCTAGTCAGTTTGGTGACGTATATAATCAATACTTAGGGGTAAAAGGTGATGAATTACGTAGAAGAACTGACCCGTCACAAATGACTTCATTTACAGACTTCTTAGCTAGACAACCTTTTACAAGTAGATATGGAGCATTAACTCCCGGACAAAAAGGCATGTCAACAAGAAGATACGCTCCTAATACAAGGTTTATTTATTTCTAATGCCCCATACATGGTGGCATCAATGGGATTATCTCCCTGACACTCAAGAACCTGCAGCAGACCCCACTGTATTCCAAGAGTATTTATTTCCTGCTGCCCGTGCAGTAGGTAGTGGAATTGCTCAAATTCCCGGAGTTATGCCTGCATTACAAGGTGTAGGGGCTGGGTTAAACTTTGTTCATGGTCGTATAGTTGAACCAACTATAAATCAAGCTATACAACCTATTCCTTTTAATTGGGAATTAAATGAAGGCGTAACTGAACAATCTCCTTGGTATAGACCAATTAGTAGATTTACTGAAGGAAGAATGGTTCCTAATGTTGACCAATATGTAACGCCTGAAGGAGATTTTTCTTTAGGTGGTGCGTTTGACCAGTTTATGAATATTAATCCTATAGGAGTAGTAGCAGGAACTGTACTAGAAGGTCTTGATATTCAAGAACCTTGGAAAGGTAATACTAGACAAAATCAACGTATTAATACAGAAGTTAAACGTATAGAACAAGAAACAGGTCAACAAGTAACTGAACAACAACGTAGGGAAATAGGGCAAGATTTATACCCTACTCTTCCTTATGCTAGAGGATTAGCAGAAGAGTTACCGTACTTTTTAATTCCTCCAGCTAAAGGAGTCAGAACAGCAGCACAAGCAGCACGTACTGGTGCAACGGCAGCTAACAACCCAGCACTACGAGCAGGTTTGCGTGGAGTAGAACTTGGATTAAAGCCACTTGAAGTTGTAGAAGAAACATTAGCTAGTGCAATTACTGCACCGTTTAAATCAGTTGGTCGCAGAACTGTACCTGATGTTTCCCCTGCAACTGGAGTAGCTGAAGTTGGAGGTAGAACATTTACTACACAAAGTCTTGATGTGCCAGTTGAAGATGTAATGTTACCTGCCGGAGCAGGTATGCCGTCTACTCAATTTGGAGGGCAAGTTATTGATGACGTATCAGTGCCTATTACACAACAAGCTGATGAAATTATTACTCCTCAAACTACTGTAGACTTACCTGAAACTCCTCAAATAGTTACGCCTACAACTACAACACCTGATGATTTAATTGTTCCTAGACAAGTAACAGAAACTGTAGAATTTTATGTTCCTGCTTTGACTAGGGCTGGTAGCGATTCTCCAATTAAAAGACCTATTACAAATAAAAACTTTACTGTAAGAACTTACGAAACAATTAAATCTGCTATTCCTGACATATCAGGTATTTTTTCTATAGAAAAAGTTATAGCTAAAGCACCATTTGTACAAAACTTAAGTAAGTTTGGAAATGATGCAAGTGATGTTTTAGGTAAAACTCTTAAAAATAGATTCCCTAATATGGGTAGAGCAGATTCTTATTTAAGATTTATAAATAAATGGCATGCTCCTGCTAGTTCTGCTAGACAAATGACAGATTATATTTATGGTCCTAACGGAAAACCAATTAGAGAAATTAAAACTGCTCAACCAAAAAGGTCTACATTAGCAGGTGGAGAATTATCTCCTAATGGTATACCTAAACCTAATCCTCAAGTTGCTGAAAATATTCACAGGTTTCGTGATGTAGCTGCTGGGCAAGCACTTATGCGTACTAAAAATGTTTACAGAATGGTTATTGAACCATACTTGGCACAAGGTGGTAACGGTACTGCTTTAAACAGATACTTACAAGCATTACAAATAAAGAATGTTAATGATGTGCTTTCAGCACGAGCAACAGCAGAAGGTCGTGACTACACTAGAACAAATCCAAATGTATACAATCCTGAAACTAAACAATGGGATATAGCAGTTACTGATAAAGAATTAGGGGATTGGATAGACCGAGCAAAAGTAAAAGAAGCATGGGATTTTACAGATGAACAATTTGATTTCTTAGAAGAAACTGCTGCTAGAATTGTTGGTAAAGATGCTGCTAATAAACGAAGGTATGATAGTGATGGTAAGCCTATAATCGGTATTTATGAAGAAGCAAGAGAACGTCTTTATAAAGCTGGAATTATTAGTGAAGAAAACTTTAAGTATTACAATGAAACTTGGTCTCATTATATTCCAACTGAATATCTTGAGTATGCAGAAAAAGCAACTAAAGGAACTAGTTTAGGTGGAACTACTAATGTTATAGATGATGGCTTTAGAAGATTGTCAGAAGATTTAGATGTTCGACTAAGTGCACGTGACCCGTTAGATGCTGAAGTTCTTGCAGCTAACCTTATGAGAACAGAACTTAAAATTGCTAATAATACTCAAACTAAAAATATAGTTAACTTATATATTTATGATGGTAAGCAAAGATTAAAAGAAGTTACAGATGAATTTATTAAAGAAGATGGTTCTTTAAAGAAAGCTATCCCTGACCCTGATAATAAAACTGGGTACTTTGTGTTTTTTGAAAATGGGAAAAGAAGAGTGTTTGGGGGGATGGATGGTGGACCAGTACCTGAGTTAATGTGGCAAGAAGTTAATGGTAAAAACGGTTTAGCTGCTATAGGTGATAACGCAGCTTTAGCTAGATTAGCTGCTTCTAATGGTTGGTTTAGGTCTGTGTATACAACATATAGCCCTTTGTTTTGGGTACGTAATGCAATCATAGATATGTTTACAGTTCAACTTAAAGCAGACACTAGACCTGATGAGGTCTTAGCACAAATGGCTCGTAGTCTTAATAAAAATATTATGGGTAAAGAAGACAGGTTTAATGACTTTATGGGAACATTAGGTGGTTGGGCTGAAGGAAGTGGTTATATTAATTCTACTAAATTACAAAAAAGTATTTATAGAGAATTAAGTAAAGCTGGGCATAATGATGTTGCTACCGTAGTAAGTAGTGGTAAGCAATTAAATCTAGCATTAGATAATAGTATTAGAAATAAAGTAAAGGAATTTTTCCCACAAGTTGGTGGGGCTATTGAGTCGGCTCCACGTATAGCAGTAGCTAGAAAATCTTTTGTAAAGTATTTAAATGAATTAACTGATTCTGATGGAATAAAAATTAACGGTAAAGCAGAACTTAATCGTTTAATGAAATTACCTAAAGAACAATTTGATGTTGAGGTATTAGAAAATTGGAGAGGAACTGGGGTTGGTTTAATTGAACAAGACTTTGCTCAACGTGCTGCTATTAATAGTATTGAAGCTACTATAGATTTTGCTAGAGGTGGCTCTCAATTTAGGAATTGGAATAATTACATATTGTTTTTAAATGCTGCAGTTGAAGGTACTAAACTTCCGTTTAGAGCATTAGGTATTGATTTGCATCCTGTAATAAGACCAGTTAAAGACCCTGTGCCAAATGGACCAATGTATGAATTTGGTACAGTAAATGAACAAATTGTTAAATATGCTAAAGCAGTCAACAACTTAACTGTATCTCCTGCAACTTTAGGTTTTGGCTATAGAGAAGCTAGAGGAATTACAGGTAAAGGTTTTGATACTGCTATGGGTCCAAGACAAGCAGCAGCAGCAATAGGTGGTGCTGTATACGCTTATTGGGCTATTCAAGAAGGTTGGAATAAATTATGGGAATATGAAGGCACTCCTTTATATTATGATATACCTGAGTACATTAGATATAACAGTTTAATATTTATGCTTCCTCCTAAACGAGATGAAGCAGGAGAATTAATATTAGACCCTGCTACAGAAAGACCTAAACCACAATATGTAGTAATACCTCACAAATTACGTGAATGGAATAGTGTGTTTGCTGCAGTAACATATTTATCAGAATCTACTGATGCTGATACAAAGTTTGATAAAGCTGCATGGGGTAAGGAAGTTTGGAAATCAACATTCCCTATTAATGAAATACCTATACCTGAAGTCTTTAACGTAGCTGGTGAACAAATAACTGGGTACGACACATGGAGACAATCTCAAATTGTAGAAGATGAAGACGCTCCATTATCAGAACAATATACTAGAAGAACTAGTAATGTTATGCGTAAAGCAGCAGGGGTTATGGAAGAAGCCCCACTTGAAAACATTGAATTTTTAGACAATATAGTTTCTAGTCCTGACAGATTCCAACATTTATACGAAAGTATATTTGGAAGTACAGGTCAAATGGTAACAGATGTAGCTGATTGGACTTTACAAACCTTAAATGAATTAAGGGGAGTAGAAAAAAGACCAATGGAAGATAAAGTTGCTGAGTACAGAGAAATGACTCGTACTGAAAGAACTGAGTTTAGAAACTCGTTAACTCCTGATGAATATGAAGAGTTTCAAAAAGAATTACGAGAACCTGACAAAGTATCAATTCCTTTTATTGAAGGATTAAAAAAATCTTTTTACCCTGAACGTGGGGGAGGTTTAGAAAGAGCAGGTAGGGAAAGAACAAAAAAAGCATTTCCTGAAATATCTTCTGAACAATCAAGTAAAGCAGGGATTGCTGCTAGTAGTATTAGAAAACAATTACGTGATGACCAAGTAGAATCTGATTCTAAATTAAAAAGGTGGGCACGTGGAGATAAAGTAAACGGCATTACTCCTCAAGAATGGAGACAAGCTAAGTCTGAAAAGTATTTAAAGTATGAAGGTGCTCAATTAGGAATTACAGAAATATTTAAAAACTCTATTCAAGCTGCTGATGATGAAACAAGAGATAATTATTATAATTTAATATATAACAGTGCAGGTTCTATTCCTGATAGTAGAAGTGCAGCAGATTTGTTATTAGTTGGTTACTACGCAATAGAATTACCTGAAGACCCTGAAGCATCTGATTGGGATATGTTTTTTGGATTAAGAGAAGAGTATATTGAATCTGTTAGGGTTAACTCTGAAGTTAGAGGAGATGGGTTATATGATGAGTTTACTAGAAGATTAAATGTAAACGATACAGAATTTGAAAAAGCCTATGATGCAGCTAGAATTAAAATGAAACCTTATTGGGATGTTGGTAAAAATTTAAGAGAATTAGGCTATCAAAATATTAATCAACAAGTTGAAACTGTTTGGAAAGAATACTTAAATAGTAATCGTCAAACTAAATATCAAATGAAAACCCAATACCCTTACTTAAGTAAACTTGAAGAAAGACGTAGCATATTTAGAGAACGTCTTGTTATGCAAACTCCTGACTTAGATGAAACATTAGTATTTTGGTATGGGGACTTTTATACAGGAGTAACTCTTGCAGGCAAGGCTTACCATAGACAACTCTACGGTGTTGCAGGACCTTAAACCTTAAGGGTATACTAAGGGTTATTTAAAATAACGAGAGGTATACCTATGGTCAATCAGGCAGAACAACCGGAAAGTGCACCTTCTGAGGATTTCTCAGGTGGAACCACTACAGATATTACAGAAGAGTTTGCAGGTGTTAACACATTTGAAGACACTCCTACAGAAGCAGTTGACGAAACACCTTCAGAATCACCTGAAGCTGAAACTTCTGCACAACCCACACCTGAACCGGAAGTGCTTAACCAAGAATCAGAAACTCCTGTTGTACCTGAAACTCCTGTTCCTGACGTAAACCCTGCTGTAGATGACTTGCAAAAACGTATGCAAGAAATAGAACAGCAAAATTTAGAATACAGAAATCAGCAACAACAGAATCAGTTAAAACAACAGACTGATGGCTATAGGCAACAACTAGAACAGGCAGGATATTTGCCTGACCAAGCAGCACAGATATCACAGAATTGGGCTGCACAACAATCTCAAGTAGTACAGATGCAACAACAAGCTGAACAGCAAGCTAGGTTTTTACAAGGTCAAGCTAATGCTGCTGAACACTTTGCAACTAAATACGGGCTTGAGTTAAAAGACCTTGCTGAATTACGTAAATTTCCTGACCCTCAACAGATGGAAGATGCTGCAAAACGTCTTAAAAGTGATAGAGACAAAGATGCAGAGATAGCTAGGCTGAAGGCACAGCTAGTTCCGGCTCAAGAGTTTGACAATAGTCAAAGTACACCGGCTCCTTCCAGTGATGAGGACAGGTGGCTTGATAGGTATAACCAAGGCGATAGGTCTCCTCAAGCATCTGCTGCAGCACGAAGGGCTGCTGGCTTAGGTTAAAACTTAATACATATATAAAGAGGTAATCCCATGGCAACAACAGCCACAACGGGTAATTTAGAAAATGCCCAAAAAATTATCATTAGTTCTGCTCGATACACAGAAGAGCACAACGCTCCTGCTTTAGCCCTTATCGAACAATTTAGTTTGCCAAAAGGTGCTAAGACAGTAACTGTTCCTAAAGTAGGGCAGATGTCAATGAGTGACTTACAAGATGGAGTAGACATTATTGATGAAGAAGATATTGGAATGACTACTGTAGACCTTACAGCCAGTGAGGTTGGTGCAAAAGTTATTCTTACAGACAAACTTGTAAGGCAATCAGCTAATAACGTCTTTTCAATTATTGGAAGACAGTTAGGTGATGGTATGGCTCGAAAGAAAGATACTGATGTTATTGCTCTTTACACAGGTTTGAATGGTGGTACTGCTCTTGGAGCAGACGGCAGAAGTTTTAATGCTGCTAACGTACACGCAATCATTTCTAATGCGAAAGCAAATAAATTTGGTTCTCAGTTGTACATTATTCACCACCCAAATGCTGTAGCAACTTTATCTAAAGAAGCAGCAACAACTGCAGGTAACAATGCTGAAATTTCTTCAGGTTGGTCAGCAGATTTGTTGTCTAACTTCTATAGTGGATTGCGACCAATTAATGGTGTTCCAATTTTTGAAGATGGAAACATTGCAATAGATACATCTGTTGGTGATGCTTCAGGTTATGGTGTTATTGCTGATAAGACTGCGTTAGCAGCACTTACTAGTGTTGACACTAGAACTGAGCGACAAAGAGATGCATCACTTAGAGCAACAGAAATTGTAATGACAGCAGACTATGGTGTTTTTGAATTAGATGACACTAAAGGTGCAGCAATACAATTTGAAATGGGTGACTTAGCAACTTCATAATAGTCGAGGTATAAATGGCAGGTATAACTGAACGAAACAAACAAAGAATAGAATTAGCTAACACTGGTTTTTCTATGAAATACATAGATGAGTGGCAAGCCAAAACTACTTTATATAGGCACAAGCCTAGTTACAGTGAAGATGGTGAAATTAATGCAGCAGTAGGAACTGCTATAAAAGGAGTTCCCGGTAATCCTGATTATGTATTAAAAAAAGCTAAGATAGGTATGTTTCCTTGGGAGCCAAGTGAAAGTTGTACGTGTCAATGGAGTGGTACAAACGGTGTTTGTGGCACAGCTACTGAGATTAAGGAAGAATCTGTAGAAGAACCTATTGTGCTCACTACAGTAACTAGAACCTGTGACGTTTGTGGCTTTGTAGCAGAAGCTGCAAACGCTGCAGGTGCAGCATCTAAGATGACTTTTTATAAAAAGAAATGTCAACGAGAGGGATGTTCTTAGTATCTGATGTATAATGCACATTAAGAGTTGTAAAGATTGACCGTGGCTCTATAAAATTAACGGTTGGTCGCAGGGGAAAACCCTGTAAATAATAAAACCCTAGGAGGTTTAAAATGTCTTTTAGTCCTATTCAAGGTGGTCGATATGGTTTTGAAAAAATAACTACATCTGACCAACGACAAGTTCTCGGAGCCGAAATGGCTTTTCCTGATGGCAGAAAGTTTCGTTACGTAGCTAACGGAGGAACTGCAATCGGAGAAGGTTTAGTTGTAGCTTCTGAAGCCCCAGCAGGTAATCATGATGAAGACTTGGTGATTACAACTAGTCCTTCAGTAGGCGATACTACTATCAGTATTACATTAGGTGGTACAGCAGCAGCTAAAGATTTGTATGCAGAAGGATACTTATTTTTTAACTTAGCTAGTACTACTCCACACGAAATGTACAAAATTAAAGGTCATGCTTTAATTGCATCTAGTGGTACTGGAGAAATTACAATAGATGAACCTGATGGATTTCAGACTGCAATAACTGCAGGTACTGATACAGCAGGTCTTATCAAGAGTCCATACAAGGACATTGTTGTTGCTCCTGCTGCTGTTGCAGGTAGATTTGTTGGTGTAACTTGTGCTGACTTAGAAGCTGACTATTATGGTTGGGTTCAAGTAGCAGGTATAGCTTCTGCTAAAATTGATGGTACACCTGCAGTAGGGACATTAGTAGGTGCAAGTTCAAACCACGCAGGACAACTTCTTGCGATTGGTGCTGATACTACTCCTGCTCTTGCTAGACTACACGGTAAAGCTGGTGTAAATGATGAGTTCCATACAGTAATGTTGATGAACTTATATTAATGGTTGAACTTTGGACACCTCAGGGGTCTACTTACGTAGGCGAAGAAAGTGCTGGAAACAACACTGAAACTGGGGTGTCCATTGTTGTACATACATTTCAATTTCGTGACCCAGTGACAGGCAGGGCACAAGTGGTTAAGATACCTGCTGACCCTGACATATCTCCTTCACATATAGAAGATATGGCTGCTCAAGCGTTAGAAACATTCTTGTTAGAATGTAGGGGGTTGGATTCTAAAAAGAAACCAACTGCTAAAGAACGTAAAGAAATAGGTAAGCAGTTAAGAGAATTTAAAGAATACGCAGAAAAGCGTAGAGAAAGTACAAACAATAGAATATATTATAGGGGAATCTGATGGTCGCAGATAACAATACGTTGGAAATAACACAAGCAGATATAGCTGAAGTGTTGCAACAGAAGATAAATACTATTACTAATTTAGAGTTACAAATAGTTACTTTAAAAAGAACAATAGTAGAATTACGTTCTGAGCAAGAGGAATCTGCTGAAGAATAAAATGAGGTTTAACTATGCCTGTACAAGGGAGAACTCGAAAACAACTTAGGCAATCCATAGGGTACAACCTAGGGGCTTTAAAAGTTGGTAATGCTACAGGTGGAACTAACAATACCCTTATAGACGTTAATACGTTTAGAGGTGGAGATGATACTTACAACGGTAAGTTAATTCTTGTTACTGATGCTAGTGATGGAACTACTCAAACTACTCAATATGTTAATGACTATACAGCTAGTAATAACACTATTCAATTTCAACAAAATGCTAGCTTTACTGTAGCTAGTTCTGATGAATATGAAATATGGGATGAGCCGTATAACCCTGATGTTATTCATGATTTTATTAATCAGGCAATAGTAGACTCTACAGGGCAAGTGTACGACCCAGTAGAAAGTCTTGGTATTTATGCAGATGGCAAGAGTCTTAGATATGACATTCCTTCTAACATTTCAATTATCAATCACATTTATTACCGTAATTCTATTAGTAGCACTATACTCCATTCTTGTAACAGTGCTTTTGACGAAACGGTAGATTCAGATATTACAGTTACTGTAGATACTGAAGATAAAAAACGAGGTACAGGTTGTAATAAGTTTGTTATTGCTGCAGGTGCTTCTCAAAATGATATAGCAACAGATTCTATAACTAGTAAAGATATATCTAAATATGATTATTTAGAATGTTGGATTAAGTCTAATGTAGATGTTACTGCAGGAAACTTGGCAATACTTTTAGATGATTCTGCTAGTTGTGCTAGTCCATTAGAAACATTATCTGTTCCTGCATTATCTGCAGACACATGGACTTATGTACGAATAGCTTTAGCCAATCCTGAACTAGATACAGCAATTATATCTATAGGATTAAAGTATGGGATTACTTCTGATTTTGGTGCGTGTCAAATTAGAATAGACGATATTAAAGTAGTAGAAAACGATACTGCTGTATATCAAATTTTTCCTAAACATTTATGGAAAATAGATAGAAGTGCTAGAGACTTAGTGCTTACTGACTCAGGTAGAACTGAAGCAGGGTATGCACTTCTTAAGATTACTGGTGGGGATAAGCCTGCATTGTTATCTACAGATGCAGGGACTAGTGAGATAGATGACGCTTATATAATAGCTAGAGCCACAGCTTTAGCGTTTGCTGCAGCGTCAGGTGGTCCTAACATAGACCCTGATGCTAAAAGACAACAAGCAGCTTTTTGGTTTGGTTTAGCAGAACAAGCTAAACGTGCTTTTCCTATTTTAATTACAGGAAGAGTAGTTGAATAATGGCAAATAAAGTAGTAGATGATAACGAGATATATTTAGGTGGTACTTACTACCCATTAAATAGACCAGTACAAAGTGTATTGGCATCTATATACCCGTCTAAAGTTACTATTGGTGACACAACTAGAGACAGTAACTTACGTTCATCTATTATTGCTTGGTCTGATTGGCGTGGTGGTATTGGTGTAGAAAGGATGCAAGGTCCTGCTGACGCAGACAGAGCATGGCATTCTACTTGTAACTTACGTCACAGACATCACCTTGTACTTCCTGCATTGTCTGCTGCAACTACTGCAGAGTTATCTGATGGTACAGCAATAACAGGTGCTATTACTTTTATACAAGATTTAGGAACTGAGTTATACGCTGGATATGGGAATACTCCTTATTACTACTCTGAAGGTGGAGACCATTGGACACAAGTAACTAATGGAGGGTCTGCTTATAGTTTTCCTGCTACTCCTACTGATTCTATTACAGTAAGTATGTCAGGTACTGATTATATAGTTGTTGCTCATGAAGGTGGATATAGTTATTTTTCTTCTGCTACAACAGTTGTAGATAAAACTACAGACGCTAGATTTTTGTCGTTTTGGGATGACAGGTTGTGGGGAATAGATAAGTCAGGACAACTTTGGTACACACTAACTATAAATGGAACACCTGTTAATGATGCGTTGTTGCCAGTTCAAGAAGAATACGTAACTGATTTGTTTGTAGCTAGAGATGCTGCAGGTGAACAGATACTTTATGCAGCAACTAAAGTAGGTTTGTTTGCTCATGACGTAGGCAACACTAGGTGGGTTGAAACTCAATTTCAATTACCGTTTCATCAATTTAATGGAACAGGTTCTGTTAGATGGAGAGATTCAATATACAACCCATCAGGTTTAGGTATATATAAATACATTAATGGAACTAACAATGCCGTTGTTACGGTTATGGGTCCTGATAGAGATGATGGTTTACCTGCTACATACAGAGGAACTATTAAGAAATTAGTAGGAACACATACAGAATTAATAGCAGCAGTAGATGCTACTACTGCACCCGGTGCTCAAGCAGCTACAGATATACCGTTTCAGTATGGTGCATCTGCAGGTTTAAGTGGGCACAGTGCTCAAGTTATAGCTGACAGTAGTGGTCAATCTTCTATAGTTGCATGGAATGATACAGGTTGGGAAACCAAATGGATTGCTCCTTCTTCTAAAGCAGGAAAGCCTGTAGATAAAATGCTTGTATCTAATGCAGGTAAAGGTGATTACAGATTATGGTGGGGGCTAGATGGTCAGGTATACCATCAATTAATTCCTTTTGATGTAACTAACCCATCTCAGTTAGTATCTGTAGATGGTACAGATTATGCTTATGAATCTACTGGTTTCCATGAAACTCCTTGGTTTGATGCACAGCAAGTAGAAGTAGATAAGTTAGCTTTGAAATTAAAAGTAGAAGTAGAAGATGCATCTAGTGATGAAACAGTAGCTGTTGAATATGCTATTGATTACTCTACTTCTTATACTAGTTTAGGAACTATTAGCAGTAGTGGTACTACTACATATACTTTTGGTAGTGGAGTTGGGGTTTCTTTTAGGTCAATAAAGTTTAAGTTAACTTTATCTAGAGGGTCTGATACTTCTAAGTCTCCTGACGTAGTATCTACTACATTAGAATTTAGGAAGAAACTAGAAGCTAAATACGGTCACACTGTAGAAGTAGATTTAAATAATACTTATAAAGGTAAAAACCCTAAACAATTAAGAAGTGCTTTAATAAGTTCTATAGAAAGTAACTTGTTACAAGAGTTTACTTTTAGAGATGATGGAGGAGGAACTAGAAACTATTACGTAGATGTAACTTCAGCTACAGGAATAGAGTATACAGGGTATGATGAACGTGGCTCGTCACGAATAACATTGGTGGAACCATGATACTTGATGGTGGAACTACAAATGTATCTTCAGCAGGTACAAGAGTACAAATATCTAATACAGTTAACAAAGTTAGGTGGATTAGAGTAAAGGCTCTTGCTGGTAATTCAGGATTAGTTTACTTTGGTACTAGTGATGTTAGTGCTAGTAACGGTTACGAGTTAGCTGCAACTAATACTATTGAAATTAGTTTTGCAGAACTTGGGGGAACCGTTCCATTTAGTAGCTTATATGTAGATGCAGCAACTAACAATGATAAAGTTAGTTGGGTAGTAGTATTGGATGGGTAATGTTAAGACCATCACTTACTGTAGTTCCTGAAGGATGGACAGGTTCACTACCTGAATGGCAATTCTATGCATCTTTAGTAGAGTTAGGTTACGAACCTAATGAAGACTTTACCTACCAATCTCCTTTAATGGGTGGTAGACTAGACAAGGGTGGATTAGTTATTGACTTTTTATTTAACAACCCACCTAATTTGGCAGTTAATGTTCAAGGTGTATACTATCACTACGAACTAGGTGCTGATACTAGAGCACGAGATATATTTGCAAGGGAGTCGTTAGCAGGTCAAGGGATAACATTAATATTTGTAGATGAGGATTATCTAGCACAAGACCCTCTAGGTACAACTAGAGAAGCCTTACAGTTTAGAGACAGTTCTCGTTTAGGGAGAAGTTAAATGGCAAATCCAGCTATTAATTTTGCAGGGTTTTTATATAATGATGCAGGCACAGCCGTATCGGGTGCAACTGTAAACTTATATGATAAGAACACTGTGGCTAATGTTAGGGCTACAACAACTACTGATTCCAATGGTGCGTGGAGTATTGCTCACACTACAGCAGGCGAATTTGACATAGAGATTGTTAGTGGTGCTTCTAAAAGAAGAATTAAATTTGACGATAAAGTGCATCTATCAGAATTAGATGCAGAAACAATTAACATAAGAGCCAATGAAGGAGGAGATGCTCCTTTATATTTCTTTGCTGATGAAGGTGATGATGCAGGAGATAGGTGGCAATTTAAAAATGCTGCTGGTGGTGTCTTTACTATGGGTAATGACATTAACAGTCAAGGCACTTACGTTGCTCATGTAACTATTACACCTAACTCAACTGTAGCTAGTTCTACATTTGCTATAGCAGGTAACGCTACAGTAGGTGGAGCATTAACAGTTACTGGAACTACTACATTAAATGGTAATTTAGTTTTAGGTGATGCTGCTGCAGACACATTAACTATTGGAGCAACCTTACAAGGTGCAAGCCCTTTAACTTTTGAAGGGGCAACAGCAGACGGTAACGAAACAACTTTTGCTATTACCGACCCAACAGCAGATAGGACAATTACATTCCCTGATGCTGCAGGAACAGTATTACTTACAGGAAATGCACTAAGTGGTACTAGCTTAACATTAAGTTCAGTTAGTGCAGCAGGTACAGATACAGATAAATTTTTAGTATTAGACAGTTCAGGTAACGTAGATTACAGAACAGGTTCTCAAGTATTGTCTGACATTGGTGCTGGTACGGGTGGAATGACTTCATTTATATTAGAAGATGATGATGGTACTGAAGTAACAATATCTAACGCTAAAGAAGTAAAGATAATTGGAAGTGGTGTTACTACTAACTGGACTGATACTGACAACGGTACTGATGGAGACCCATACGATTTAACTATTACAGTTGATGCTGCTCAAACAGGTATTACTTCTTTGTTAGCTACTGACATTAAAATTGGTGAAGATGACCAAACTAAAATAGATTTTGAAACTGCAGATGAAATACATTTTTATGCTGCAAACGTAGAGCAAGTATATGTTGCAGACAATATATTTGGTCCTCAATCAGACAGTGATGTTGATTTAGGTACTACAGGGGTAAGGTGGAAAGACGCATATATAGATACTATTACAACTACTGGAACAATAACTACAGGTGATAGTGTTCAAACTGCAACTATTGATTTTACTGATGGAGATAATGCTATTACTATCGCAGATGGTGGTGGGGTTACATTTGCACAAGACATATCTACAACTGATGCTAAGTACATTAAATTAGGTGGTTCAAGAATGGCTACTTCTGAACCTGCAAGCAATACTTCAGGCTATGGAATAGTTATAGGTTTTGATAGTGCAGGAAGTGTTTCTCAAGGAGATGCTGTTTATATAAATAGTAGTGGAAAAGTTGCTCAAGCAAGAGCAGACGCAGGGAATGTAACAGACCCTGCTATTGGTATAGCTACAAATGATGCTGCAAGTGATGGTGACGATTGTTATGTATTAACACATGGCATTTGGAGAATGGATGCAGAAGCATTTGATGCTGGTGACCCTGTTTATTTAGGAGAATCGGTAGGGGCTATTACTAAAACTGCCCCTTCAGATGATGGAGACTATGTACAAAGAATTGGGATTGCAGTAACAGATGATGTGCTGTTTGTAATGCCTAGCATAGACGTAATAGAGCATGCTTAATGGCTAATGAAATAGAAAAAGTTAATACTATTGCTATAGCAGATATTGAAAAAGTTAACACTAGAACTGATGACAATATTGAAAAGTTAAACACGCTTGAATTTACAGGTCTTGCTTCTACTTTCTATGGCAGTAGGGCTGTCTTTACTGTGCCTACTGGAGGTTCTCCATCAAATATTCTTAGCTAT